CGAGGTTATGGGCAGGGGCATAGTCGTACATAACGGCGACCTGTTCAAACAGTATGTGAGAGAGAGCATGGATCAATTAAACGCTCAAGGACGGGCGCAAACTCAGTACGACCAGTTTGGCTGGAAGGACGATGAAACATCGTTCCTGATTGGGCAACGCCTATACACCGCCACGGACGTAAGGGAAGTGCCGGGCGGGCAGGAAGTTCGCCGCCGATCAAAAGGTATGGGCGCGCAAAAGGGTGGCTCTATGGCCGCTTGGAAGGACAGCGCGGACATGTTGTTTGCTCCGGGCTTTGAAGCTCAGGGGCTTGCAGTCCTTACATCGTTCTCTGCGCCATTCATGCGCTGGCAGGCTCACGCTGAAGGCGGCGCAATCCTTTCCTTAATCTCCCGCCAAGGCGGTAAAGGCAAGAGCACGGCTCTGGGCGCGGCGGCGTCTGTATGGGGCAGGTTGGAGGCTATGAAGCAGACCAATAGCGACACTCGTGTCGCCCGTGGTATTGTCACTGGTGTTATGGGCAATCTGCCTGTGATCCGCGACGAGTACACCCAGCGTGATCCCGAAGCCCTGCGAGAAGAAATCCAAATATTTACCGAAGGCCGCGACAAACAACGCGGTGCCGCAGACGGCACGCTCATTAACATGGGCGCATCGTGGCAGACGATTATGATTGCAGGCTCCAACACAAGCCTCGTGGACACTCTTCGCGCTGCAAAGAACGGTGAAGCTATGGCTGGCCGCATCGTGGAGTTCATTGTGGACATTCCAAAGAACGCTCAGCACTGGCGCGGCGATGCTTTAAAGGATGCTATGGACGATAACGCGGGCTTTGCGGGCGAGTTGTTTATGCGCTCTGTCCTACAGCCCGCCAACATGACCTATTTAAAGAACTGCCTGCCCCAGATAAGGGAAGACCTTATCAAAAAGCATGGCCTTGCCTCTGACCAGCGCTTCGTTGCCCGTTGGCTTGCGGGCGTGGCCGTTGCTGGCTTGGTAGTACGGCATCTAGGATTGCTCGACATCAGCACTGATCGCATTATTGATTGGGCACAGGAACGATTGTTCAATGAAGACACGGCATCCTTCCGCGGCCGTGCGGATGAGCCCAGCCACATGCTTGCTCGCTTTCTGTCCGATAACCTGCAAAGCACTTTGGTTATGCCCGGCCCATTTGTGCCAAAACAAAAGCAGCTTCCGATTAAACTGCCCACTCGCAGCTTGATTATTCGGCAGGAAGTGTCGTCAGGCAAAATGTTTATCGAGGTTAAAGCCCTGCGGGCATGGATGCAAGAGCAAGAGCAAACATGGAAAGACTTAATGGACGACTTGAAGGCAAAGGGCCTGCTTATCAACCCGTCTCGATATATCACTTTATCAGCGGGCACGGACATGGCAACGGGGCAGGTGCCCTGTGTTGAATTAAATTCAGAGCATCCTTTATTGACTGGGGTGTTGGCTGAGGTGAAGAAGGAGCAAGTAGCATGAGCATCGAGAAGATATTAGAAGACCGTGCAAAGACACACGGCGATTTTGCCAAGCACGCGCAATACACTCAGCGCATCAAAAATGTGATGAAGGACACCGTGAATTGGTTGTCTCTCACCAATTCAGATAAAGAAGCTTTGGAAATGATCGCGCACAAGATCGGCCGCATTCTGGCAGGCAACCCGAACGAAGCCGATCACTGGGATGACATCGCCGGGTATGCCAAACTTGTAGGGAACCAGATCAGAGAACGCGCTGCGCCCTCTGCGCGGCCTGTTCCTCGAGTATTATCTTCAGGAGCTGGGGCAGTCGATCTTCCTGCTGCCGTCGGAACTGCTGCTCGTCAACCTTGATCTGACTGTTTAGGATAGCTTGAGAGCCCGCGAGCTGGGCTCTCAACAACGTACCAAACTCTTCGTCGCTTGGATCAAGTTCTATGTCGAGAATGGTTTCGATTTTGCGAAGTGCTTTGCCTGTGAGGCGCGTGAGCATTACGCTGTTGTCGAGTACAACATCCCCTTCGCGAACCCCATCGCTTGTATTTTGGGTAATTGCTTTGACAGGCGATCCCCAATGTCCGTCCGCCACATAGGGGAGTTGGGCACTATCAAGTTGTCCAAGCGACGGTAAGCCCTGCGCTTTGCTTCCCTCACTGTCTCCCCCGTGCCCGACATCACCAGAACGTAGTCCCCCGCCGTCACTGGGATCGGAGAGGTTATGATCGTCTCGCCCACTTCCATTGGCGCCATGCCCATCGCCATCTCGCATGGGTGCAGGTTCTCCCAAATCCCCGGCTTGATCCCGTAGATTGGCGTCCCCACCACTTCCTTCTTCGTCAAGTGCGAGTATGGATAATCCGGCACGGAGAGCACGACGCCGAGGGCTATCGTGTCCAGTGTCGTGTTTCGGGCGTCGCGGCCCTCCGCTAGGTCTCTTAGCCATTCTACACTATCTCCTTCGTGTAGCGCCTGCTGAATGTTGAATGTCGGCCAGCCGGGGCGCATCGTAAACTCTAACGGCCAAGGGGTGCCCTCGTCGTCAATGATGCAGTTCACGTCTATATACCCGACATACCCTACCTTTGCCAACTCATCTTCGAGCGGTGCCAGCACGGTCTCTGCAAGCTTGCTGTTGCGAACATACCGAATGACCGTACCTTGTTCACCTGTGGCAACGCCCTTGTCGTCATTCATCAGCTTCTTGAACTCAAAGTTCTCGCACCAGCCTACATTGAACCCGTGCGGTCCGAACCAGCCGCCCACGGCCATCTCTACGCCACCAATGAAGTCTTGCAGGATAAAGTCTCCTTTGAGCTTCTGGGCTTTTTTCCAGCGTTCCAACATGTAGACCATATCGGCGGGAGACTTGGCGACATAGGACAACGCCTTGTCCGCATCACCTGAAGGCTTCGAGACAAAGCGCCGCTGTTCCTTTTTGACGTAGCGGATAGCGTCATCATAGTTGGAAAAGTTTTTGACTGGCGGCACGGCTATGCCGCACTTCTTGAACATCTTCATGCCTGTGTCACGCTCAAGTTCCCACTTGGCGCTCTCTACTGAAGCGCTGATAACCAATGCGCCTTCCTTCTTGGCCGCATCGAGCGAGTGCAGGTACATGGTGTTGTCTGAATTGAAAATCACATCCGCCCAGCGCAACCAAGGTTTAAAGTCGTCGATCAGCTCGACAAAGCCCTTACCAATGTACTTGGTTTTTTCCGTCTGACGGATGAAGTGCTTGACCTTATGCCCGTCCCGCTGTGCACGGATCGCAATGTCAAGAGCTGCGCCCTGAGGGTCGATAATAAGAAATTTCATTGTGCGTTCGCCCTTTTGTATTGCTGCTCGATGATCCGCTTCATCCGGTAGTTGACTGGCCGTCCCGCCGCAACTTCGTTGGCCGTGTACTGGTGCCAAGCCGCTTCAGCGTCTTTGCTCAGTCTAACCGCTTTCATCATGCTTTTGTAGCCTTCGGGGTCAATAAATTCCATAGAGGCGGGCTTTGCACCAAAGAACCGTGCAACTGGCCCAATGTCGGATGAAGGCGGCGCGTTAAATATGTTGGAGAATGAAATAGGTATTTCGGATTGCACAACAAACTCAAGGTATTTTTTAAGAGCTTGAAACCGCGTATCAGTAGAAGCCGTAATAGGGTCGCCAAACCGAGCCGAGTCGGTGATGAGCGCTTTTGCAATCTGAAGCCCAACGCTAACTTTGTTTTCCGCCTCCTGCACAGGGTCATTATACCAACCAAATACATCCTTCATATAGCTAGGCCACTGCATACGGTTTGGTTTTCCTGTGCGGATGTCTATACCTCCTGTACGGGCGGCAAGTAAATCTTGAACATCCTGTGGCCCTTGACCAGTGTAAAGGTACTGTGTGATAGCGTTCATAGTTGCGTAGACCAAAGGCAACGCTACGGCATAGCCCATTTTATCAGTCCAAATTGGCTTTGCGTTTTCTTTGCCAAGCAATGCGCGACCTGCGCGGTACGGTGCTGTAGCTACGTCAAGAGCCCCGCCACCAAGAGTTTTGATCGTTCCGAGCTCGTAAGAGAACGAAGTCAATAAAACCTGCGCGACTTGCTTTAAATTTTGCGACCAAAAAATATTTTGCTGGTTCATCTCACCAAAGCGTTCGTCCACTACATTTGCAACCTCACGAGCTTTGGCAACCTGCTCCGCATGGGTTGCATCGGGGTTGTCCTGAAGCCATTTCCCTAAGCTGTCCGTAAATGCGCCGTTTTTAATGGCGGGGATATAATAGTCAAACAAAGGCGAAGAAACAGTTTCCATCCCTCGCCCAAGGTTTTTAGCGATGAGTTTCATCGTGCCCACCAGCGGGCGCAATTTTGCATCGTGCAGATCGGACAAAAGTTCTGCTTTCAGCGAGCCGCGTTTCCATGCCTGAACATAATTACCCTTGCCAGAAAAACGGTATTCGTCAGCGATGTTGCCCTTACCTTTGAACCGATAGTTGACCTGCACCCCAAGGTCAATAATCTTGCGTAGCTCAGGAGAAG